ATGGGTAGTTCTCTTCTTCATCGTCGTGTCTATATGCGTCAAGCGTATGCGATAGCGGCGTGGGGAGAAATTATCTATCGAGTGGATGGGTGCTTGGCTGTACCTCAATGCCGGTATTTAACGTATTCTCACGCCTTTTTCGTATGGTATTTGTCTGAACCTAAAGAAAAGCGATATGGAAACGAAATCGACAAATGAGGTAAAGGGTGATTACGACCGGGTATCGGCGAGTGAATGCCTGGGGTCGCTAATCGAGTTGCACGGGATTGTTATGGAAGACGATCTGTTCGTCATTCCCGATGCGGATGGCACGGCAGTATTATACAATGACGGGAAGATACGTTTTGACGAGATCGCCGACATCGAGGTCGGCTCGGTGTTCGTGGGCATCCTGCTCCGCAACGGCTATCTGTTCTACCTTTCCCGTACCGAACCGCTCAAGACGTGCATATACACGCATGGCGGGTGGGGTTCAATCTCTGAAATTTCTCCCCGTGGCATTGCCGGACATATCGGGCGTGAACTGCACGGGAAGCTGGGCGACCATACGGCGGTCGATTGACGGGAAACAAAAAAATCGGACGGTTGTTATCGTCCGATTTTTTTCGCGTCGTATTTTCACGGCCGTTGCCTGCCGTGTTCCCGTTTCCGCCTTTGCAGGGCGAGCAGTTGCCGCAACATGTAGGCATGGTTTTCCCCCACGGTATGCCCCGAGGGCATCAGGTAAGGACTTGCGAGGCACTCCCGGCATTGGCGTACCGCCTCTTTTAAGTCGGTAACGGTTATTTCCGCTCCCGTGATGTCTTTAATCTTTGTTTCCATTCTTGTCCTGTTTTTTTGGTTCGTACCAACTGTCCCGGTAATTTTCTCCCACGAGCGAGAAAATTCCGCTCATGCCGCTTTCAGCGGCGAAATTTTTGGCTTCCCATATACCGGAAAACTCTCCCAGCAGCCGGTAGCCGATGAATAATTTGTACTTGCGCATGATTTTATCGTTTTTCCAGGTTGATAATCGGTGTGTTCTTTTGCAGCCATTCCTTCACGCTGTCCATGTTGTATTCGGATGTGATAACCGCCGTTCGGTCGTCGATTTCGGTGAAGCGCGTAGTTTCATACCCGTCGATCCACTGCTTCAGCGTGGCAACGCCCCACACCTGCGGGTCGTCGAACATGGTGTCGAGCCGCCCGATACCCTCGCCGAAGGTTACGAGCAGCGTTTCATAGGAGATTTCCTTGTTTACTTCATTCGTTTTCATATTCTCGCTTTTTACGGGCGGCTTTTGCCGCCCCGAAATTTTTTAATCAGATAAGTTCCACTTTAACCCTGCTCATGTTCGCCCAGAACACGCCGTTGCAGTAGTAGGCGTAGCCGTTATGCCAGTTGCTCCTGCGGCGTATCACGTCCTGCTCGGGTGGTCGTATCTCGATACTCGTGGTGTAGATGTTGTGTCCCACGGTAATGACGAGGTTGCACCTTCGCCATATCTCGGAATGGGTTCTGAACCCGTTTTTCCCCTCGACGAGCGCAAGGGCCGTCTTGACTGCTTCCCGAACTTCCCAATCCCACTCCCCGAAGGGTTTGAGCGGGCGTGCCATGTAGCTTTTATAGATGATTTTCATTGTTATATTTTTTTTGTAGGGCGGCTTTCGCCGCCCCGATTTTATAATTCGACAATCCTTTCCACTCTGCCGTACAACATGGAGCGTATGCTCGTCTTGTCCACGCCCTTGTATTCCGTGTAATGCCCGTACTGCTTTACCACGAATGTTTTCAGTACATCGACAAAGTTGAAACGATACCCTAAAAGCGGAATGGAGTCCTTGAAATAGGTGTTATGGTTTACCTCACGGGTAATCCAGTCTTTCTCCTCACGGGTGAGCGTTCCCCCGTCATTGAGCCGTTTGCGTAATATGTACGCTTTTGAGCCTGCAAGGCTTTCGAGTGCGGGAACGTCCCACGACACGAATTTATATGCTATTTGGTTCATTCTATTTTGTTTTTGCGGGCGGCTTTCGCCGCCCCGATTTTTATGCTGTCATTCGTTTCCGTATAAGGGACATGTTCCCCTTCATCAGTTTCAGTATTTGCCCGTGGTATGGGGTATTCTTGTTACACACGCCACGGCTCTGCACGACCTCCATGCGTTTTAGGGACACCTCTATCGTTTCGATACGTTTGCCGTCGATTGTAGCCGAGAGTATGAGCGAGTCGGCTTTCAGATAGTATTCGTTGGTAAACACGCAGTGGTGCATGGCCTCGCCCTCCTGCCGTATGGCTTCAACGCTGTCCAATACCTTGATGCGGATTTCCCCGTCGGAAAACTCCACTCCGAAAAACCGTCCTTTGGCTTTGACAAACGAGGCTTCCTGTTCCAACGCCTTGCGCCGTTCCTCCTGCCGCCGTTCCATTTGCATGTGCCGCCGTTTTTTAGCCATGTAGAGGTCATGCGCTGCGGGCAGGTCTGCGGGACACACGAAATGGGCGTTATGCAGGTCTTTCCCGAAAAATCGCAGCAGGTCGATGTAGTCGCACCATTCCGTCGGTTTCCCGATAGCGTACCCGTTACGGATGGCGATACGGATGGCCGGCCAATAGTCTGCGATATTGCGGGAGGAACGGGCGAAAAATCGCACGAGTGCCGTTTGTCCCGCTTTAAGCAGCGTTTCGGCCTTGTTCTCCGAGAGCAGCAGGTGGATAAGGTCGAAAGGGGTTACATCGGGGAGTTGTTTGCCGTAACCGCTTCGGCGCAGTTCGGGGATAAGCCGTTGCCGGGGATAGATGCGTGTGGGCGTGATGTTGTATTTCCCGTCGTTCTCCGCCCGCAGTTCCAATGCGCTCGACCAACTCCACCCGTGAACGAAGAAGCCCATCGGGCGCAGCCGTGCGAAGGTTGCGGAGCGTCCGTCGGGGGCAATCCACCGCTGTACGGCTTCGATATGGGTGTAAACGGGCGTCTGTCCCACTTTCGCCCAACACTCGATATAGACGAAGCGCAGGACTTGAAAACCCTTGCAGCGGGTTACGATGCACAAATACTCGTAATCGTTGAACTTGCGGCGCAGGGTGGTTTCCACTTTCAGCGTGGTGTGGCAGTGCGGACACTCGCACCCTAACAGATTGTCCGTGAGTTCTCCGTTTTCGCTCTGCCACGTGTGGCCGCACTCGGTGCAGGTGATAAGTCCTTTCGGCGTGCGGCGTCCGATATGCTCGATGCAGTTCTTGTACCCCCATTCGATTTGTGCGGGGGTAAGCGGCGGCAGGTGTTTGCTTGCCGCCACGACGTTCTGTTGGAATTTTGTTCTCGGTTTCATAACTAAAATAGACTGGGCATTAGTTTGTTATCTTCGATTTTCTTGGGTTTGGACTTGGCTTTCGCCAACTTGGCGTAGGCTTCGCTCTCGGCCTTCCGTATGGCGTTCCGCCGTGCCTCGGCTTTTTCCTCCTCGGTCAGTTCGACGGTGTGATTGACCACTACCTTGCAACTGACGGGTTTGCCGATGTCGATGTCCTCCTCGTCGTAATAGTGGAGTGCCATAGAGTATATTTCCTCGTCGGCAAACCCGTTGCAACCGCTCTGCCGTACTTGGTTGATGATGAAAGTGCAGCAATCGTCAATGTTCTTTTTCGGGTTGGCGTATCGGGGTGCGAAAAGTTCGTCCTCCCGTGCCCGTGCGTCGAGATAGTTCTGTATCGTCAGTTTGAAATAATCTGTTCCTTGTGCCATGATTTTTTGGTATTGTGGGGCGGCGAGCCACCCCGTGTTCAACATTTATTCGTCCTTTCCGAGAAGCCGTCGCACCTCGTCCTCTTTGGTCTTTTGGAAAATCCATCCCGCTTTCTTCTGCCCGTCATGCGTCAGCCGTGCGTTGAAGCGTCCCCCGAGTGCGTGAAGGGCGTCCTTGACGGGCTTGGTGTCCCCGAATACGGCTATCGCCTTCTCGGAATAGTCCACGATGATAAACCCGCCTTGCACGCTCGTTTCAGTGCGTTCCGCCCGTTTTTCGTCTTTCGGCTCGGGCAGACATATATTCTCCTCGTTTCCTGCGATATATGCCAGCCTGTCGATGTACCCTTCACGGGTGTAGTGGGTCAGTTTGCAGACACTCCACCCGTATTTCGGACTTTTGCCGAGCGTGAAAACGGGATAGCGGTGTTCGTTCTTGGGGTCGTATTCGGAGAGGTGCGCCGTTTGCGGGAAATTGGCCGCCGCCTTTCTCAACTCCCCGAAGCCGTTGCGGGAGGTGGCCGAAAAGCCGAGAATGACGGTACGCACGCTTCGGGTGGTCGAACACTCGTAAGAGGGGTCAGTGTATTCCGTTTCGTTGAGTTCGGCGATGATTACGCCCTGCACCCCTTCGGGCATGATGCGGCGTAACCTCTGCGCTCCTATTTCCGCTATGCGGTCATGCTCGGCTTTCTCTTTGGCGGCGGCGATGGCCTGCGCCGTGGCTTGCTCTTCCGCCTGCCTCACGAGCAAAGCCACCTCGAAAGCGTCCATGAACTCGGGGTTCACGTCGTCGTAGTACCTGCCGATACCGAATGTTTGCGAGAGGGGTCGCAAAATGTCCGTTTGGCTGATTTCCTTTGTTTCGGTATCGACCATGTGGTACACGTAGCCACGGGCGGTGTGTTCCACCTTGTAAACGACGTAACGCTTTCTGCTCGCACCCGCACCGATACCGATGATTACCTGGTTTTCCTTGACTACCTGCACCTGCGTGTCCGTGGTAGTCGCTCCGAATAATGAAATGTACTTTGTCATACCTGTAAAAATTTAGAAGATGTGAGTGAATAGGAAATAGAAAAAGCCGGTTAGAGCCACGAGAGAAACAAGGCAGGAGAAAATGCCCCGCAGGATGTCATAACAGAACGTGAAGCCCAAAACGACCCAAATAAAGTCGATACCCCACACGTGGAAGCCCAAAGCCACCGCCCCGACCTTTACCGCCAACCCGACCTTTGCCTTTATGCCAAGTGGAAGGTTGGAGGATTTCTGTTTCCATTTATTTTTCTCTTCGTTTCTCATAACCTTTGACTTTTTTTTTATGCCGTAGCGGAGCCGGTATGGATGGAATCTGTTTCGGTAGCATCAAAAGGTGTCGGGGATAGCTGCTGCAAGATTTTGTCGGAAAATACGCTCGCCCGCAGGGAAAGAGGAAGATTTTGCGGCAAACCGCCCCGCGGCCCGATCTTGCAGCAGCGTGAGCCCCGTAACTACCTTTGCTACTGACAACAGATTTCCATACCGCGCTCCGCGGCATGAAAAAAAAGAGAGGAAAAGGTTATGGGAGAGAAACGGGGAGAAAACGATATGCCGTGAACGCTCGCGAAAGTCGGTTCACGGCTCACCCTGCATGGAATGATAAATCGCCCGCGAACATTTCCTTTCACGGGCGATTGGCGTATCGGAACGTGCCGATCCCGTATCGGCGGAGGATCGTTTCCGCCGGACGTGGCGCCACTCGCTGCCACTTTTAAGACGGATACGTCCATATACCACTGGCTGATAACAAGATACTGTTCATTTGTGTACTTTTGGGCATCCGGGAAACAAAAAATGAAACAGAACATGGAAATAATAAGTATGGACGTGAAGGCTTTCGACGCGCTGGCAGGGCACGTGGAAGCCATTGAAAGAAAAGCCGAGGCGTTATGCCGCAGGCAAGAGGACGTGAGTTTGAAAAAATGGCTGGACAACCAGGATGTCTGTGACGTGCTGGGTATATCGAAACGTACCCTGCAAACCTACCGGGAGAAAGGGTTGCTGCCTTTCAGCCGCATCCGTCACAAAATCTTCTACAAACCGGAAGATGTCGGGAAACTGCTGCAATCGTCGCACTATCCTAATACCGCCGCGTTATGAGCCATTATTTCATCGACAAGCACGATCCGCGTGTGGCGGATCTCTTCCGGCGCTTGGAAAAGGCCGGCAAGGCACTGGATAAACTGGAATCCTCCGGAGGCCGGACACTCAAGGGAGAGCGGTTCGTCACCGACGAGGAATTGTCCCGGCTGCTGAAAATCAGCAGGCGTACATTGCAGGAATACCGCACGGCGCGGATCATTCCCTATTATTTGATTCAGGGCAAGGTACTATACATGGAATCCGAGATACAGAAATTCCTGGAAGATTCCCGGAAGAAATGTATCGGGGGACAGGAATGGGTATAAAAGAAGAACGGCCAAAACGTTGGCCGTTCTTCTTTTTCAGTTCAATATCGTGTTCATGCCGGGGAGCTGCCAGACGACAGCGGTCGTCGTGGCCCTTCGGACAAGCCACCGTCGGAAGGCTTCGGCATTCCCGGATTTTAAGCGGAAAGCCAGCGCGGCGATCATTTCGAGCGAATACAGCTCGACAATACCGCCGTCACGGTTGCGCTCCCGGCGGTAAACCCTCTCCTCACGGAGTATGCCGCTTTTGAGTATGGAGCGGATGTTGCTCCCCACGGCAGGAACGAAGACTCCGAACAGGTCGGCAATCTGGTGGCGCGTGAGCCATACACGGTTCTCCGGCGCGTGGATTTCCACCCGCCCGTTTTCAATGCTGATAGGTTCTCTTGTCGTCATAGTCATACAAATTTATCAATTTTTGTTATACTGTTCAACCGTTTACCGTTATAATATCTGCCGTTTCCGGTTCGTCCTCCTCGTAGAGATTTATTTTCCGGCCTTTGGTCTGTTCTTTCAGCCGTTTCATGTCCTCGTCCACCTTGCGGTCGGTCACTTTGGCGTAAATCTGCGTGGTGGAAATGCTCTTGTGTCCCATCATGCGGCTGACAGTTTCGATAGGCACACCCAACGAGAGCGTGATATGTGTCCCGAAATTGTGCCTCGCCTTGTGAAAGGTCATGTCGAAGCCGTATGTCCGTCCCAGTTCTCTGGTGAGCTTGATGAGATACCCCCGGCAATAGAGGTTGAAAATCCTGTCGCTTTTACGCTCGTGGCGGTATTTCTCGATGATCTGCAACGGCACGTTCAGCAGGCGGATGGCCGAGGGCGTTTCGGTCTTCTGGCGCCGGATGTGTATCCAGTACGTTCCGTCGTCCGACTGCGTGATGTCTTTTTCGGACAAGCGTTTCAGGTCGGCGTAGGACAACCCCGTGAAGGTAGCGAAGAGAAACCAGTCCCGCACCCGCTGGAGGTTGGGTTTATCGACGGGAGTTTCCATCAGCTTTTTGAGGTCTTCGAGTTTCAAATGGCGGCTCTTGCGCCGGGGCAGTTCCGGGTGCAGCTTCCCGTAAGGGTCGCGCCGGAGTGTACCCTGACTGACAGCCCGCTTGGTCATTTTCTTCAACCGGTAAAGATGCTCGTGTACTGTCTTGGGTTTCATTTCACGATCTGTACGTAGGAATATTTCAAAATCATCGTAGAACTCCCGGTCAAGGCTCCGCAACGCTACATCCTCCTTTTCCTTCCTTTTTTTCACGAAGGAGGCTAAAATATTATAGGAGTTCTCGTAACTTTCATAGGTTTCTTCCTTGCGATCCACGCCGACACGCTTGCGGAACTCCTCGTTATGCTCGCGGAACAAGGCAAGGAGGGTGAACGGTTTCTGCCCGATTCCTTCCACGGCGTTTTTGACCAGCTCGGCCGTCACGAAACCGAGGCTTTTACGAATATGACGGTAATGTCCGGTGATTTTTTCGGTCAGTTTCTCTATTGCCAGGTTTACCGTTCGGGCGTTCTCGCTTCGTCCGTTCGCCCTTTTGGTTTCCGGATTCCAAAGCGATGGCTCGACAAACGCGTTGATATTGATCGGGGCCGACTTGGCATCGATGCTTACCTTGCATAACAATTTACATGTTCCGTCCTTGCGGACTTTCGTGCGGTTGATGTAGAACAGCAGGGAGAACGTGCTGCGACGTTTTATCTCTTTATTATTCGGTTCCATAATCGTTGTGAATTTGATTGTCAATGATAGATTAAATAGCTACGGAGAAGCGACCGGCAATCTTTTCCTCTAAAGACCGGGTATCCATGTCGATCTTGTCATCGGTCACTTTGGCGTAAATCTGCGTCGTGGAAATGCGGCTATGCCCCAGCATTTTACTGACGGTTTCAAGCGGGACACCATGCGAAAGCGTGATCTCGGTGGCGTAGGTATGGCGTCCGCAGTGAAAGACGAGCTTCCGTTCAATTCCGCAAATGGCGGCAATACGTTTCAGTGTCCGGTTGAGTTCGTTGTTGCTGTACATCGGCAGCAGTTTTCCTTCCGGGGCCATATCCCGGTACTTGTCGAGGATGAGCAACGGTATGTCGAGCAACGGCACTTCATAGTCGATTTTCGTCTTCTTGCGGGCGGTCTTGATCCATACCTCACCGTCCTCGGCCACTTCCAGATCCTCCGTCGTCAGGCGGCACATGTCCCCGTAAGGGATACCCGTGTAGCAGGAGAAGAGGAACAGGTCGCGGATATGGTAGAGTTTCGGGTCGTGCAGGGGTGTGGTCATCAGCCGTTGTAACTCTGCGGCGGTAAGGTATTTCTGTTCCCGCTCGGGATGTTCGGCTTCATACCCCGCGAACGGGTCGGCAGTGATAATCCCTTCCGCGATGGCTTCCCCGACAATCGTGTTCAACCGTGTGACAAGCAACACGATAGTTCCCAGGGCAAAGCGGCGCTCCGTGCGTAGGTAGAGGTCATAGTTGTCGATGAATGAACGGTTCAGGGCCGTGAAAGGAACATCCGACAACTTGTATTTCTCCTGGATGAAAGCAGCCACACAGTTACAAGCATAGCGGTAAGATTGCGCTGTTCCCTTTTCCCGGTTCACGCCGACACGTTTTTCGAAATGTTCGATGAACGTCCGGAAATAACCCAACAGGGTTTCCTGCCCGAAAGCCGTCCCCAACAACAGATTCCTTATTTCTTCAGCCGTTACATTCTCACGGGTGGCTGACAGTTCGTCATAAATGGAAATGGCTGAAGCTCGCAAATCGTCCAGTTGCCGGTTGATTTCCCGCGCGGCGTTACTTTTACCCGTGGCACGTCCGGATGCCCACAGTGCAGCGGGTACGGACATTTTCGCACTAAAAGCCGCTTCTGAAAATTTGCCGACGGCAAGTTTCGCCATGACCGGGCAATGTCCCTCGTCATTCATTTCGCTCTTTTTGAGGTAGAACGTAACCGTTACATCCGTCTGTTTCATAACTCTATTTTTTTATGTTGCAAAATTACTTGATATAGAGTTATTTACAGTTATGAAAATTATAGCGGAACAAAGAATAAAACCCCGGATGCCGGTAACATAACCTGTATTTCCATGAAAAACGGAAAAAAACGGTTATCTTTACGGGCAAAATATAGGGTTCTTTGCATGGTGAACGGTAAAACCGCAGGTGGTTAAGCGTTATTTTGCCGGATTATCCGGGGCTAAAAAAGGCAACGGATAAGTAGCAAATCTTTCTCTTAACCTTTCATTATCCTGCATTTTAGCGATTTGGAAAGGTATAGAAGAATTTGGCTTAACTCTCCTCAATACCAAACACTTACTTTATTTATCCAAATTTTGCCGTTTTTTTGCGAGTTCTTCGTATCTATGATATGAATTTGATCTATTTTGTCTTTATAGTATGAATACGATTATTTTTTTGATCGGAGTTGCCGCGCTGATCGTGGTTAACTCGTTGCTGGCCTTTGTGTTAGGTTGGTTGTTTACGGAGGTTTTTCCACTTCCGTTAAAGTTCAAGCCTTTTAGTTGCCGGCCGTGCCTGACGTTCTGGCTTAACGTTTTGTTAGGTGTTGCATTGGCGTTTCTTATTACGCCGTATTTCCCGGGGTCCGATAGCCCGGATATATGTACCGTAATTCGTTTCGGCCTTATAGGTGTAGGCATGTTGATGGGATTGATATGTTTTTTGTATATAAAGTTAAAATTTAGAATCTATGAATGAAGTAAAAGCCGGCGGGGCAAACTACAGTAATGTTATCCCCGCCTTAGTAAAACAGGTCCGTAACGTAATTTCCGAAGCGGACAAACACCGTTATAGCGTTTCCGCCGTGTATTCCGCTTATAACACCGCTCTCAACAAAAAGGATATACCGCAGTCTTGCAGTAGCTGTTTGCGTAACCGCGTACGGGAGTTGCGTAAGTGGCTTGACGGATACGAAGCATTTTTGAAGAAAAAAGTAAAAAAGGACAATCCAACCCCCGAAACAGATAAGAGTAAGGACGAGGGTACAGAATCGCGTGAAGAGCCGGAAAACGGGCAAAACGACGATAATAATGAGTCGCCAGTAAAAGCCGATCCGGAACCTCCGGTGGCGTTACTTATGTCTACCCCCGAAGGGGAGCAATTCAATTTTATCCCCAGCCCTGAGAATCCTAAAAAGGGGACAGTAACGCATGCGGATGGAACGGCGGTAAAGGCGGGAACATATACCACTGATGAGGGAGTTATCGCCGTGCAGCCCGGTGGTAAAGCGACGATAAAGGAAGGCGGCGAAGTGACTAACCCAGACGATGAGCTGTTGTAATTATGTCTTCGCGATTAACGGGTAATCATTTCTGGAAGTTACGCACCAAGCACGGCCGCGATAAGATATTCAGCGACGCGGCCGTGTTGCTCGAGGAGGCTTACATGTATTTTGACTGGTGCGATCGCCATCCGTGGGAAAAGGTGGAGCTGGTGAAATACAAAGGAGACTATAACGAAGCGGATATACCGTTAGGCAGGCCCTATACGGTGGAAGGGCTGACCTATTATCTCGGTGTATCCGGTAGTTACTTTCGGTCTGCAAAGAATAATCTAAAGGAAAAGATAGAGCAGGGGAGAGCCACTTCTGATGAAGTGGATTTGCTCGAAGCGATAGAGATGATCGAGCAGGCTATACGCACGCAGCAGATCGAGGGTGCGGCTGTAGGGGTATTTTCCGCCAATCTGGTGGCGCGTATTAACGGCCTTGTCGATCGACAGGATATTACTTCTAACGGAATGCCCTCTATTCGCGTGAACGTGAGAGACAAAGAGACGGAAGAGGATATCGACGAACTAAATGAATTATTATGATGGACGAAGAAGTATATGGCAAACTGTATGCCGCAGTGGGGCTTGTCTTCATTGTAGGTATGTGCGTAGGCGTCTTCATAGGTGTGCTAATGTAATGGAAACTACGAACGTGTTCAGTCGGAATCTTCGTGAATTCAAACGCCCCGGGATACGTAATATCGTGAACAAAGGCGGGACGCGTTCGTCTAAAACGTGGTCTATACTACAGTTGCTATACCTTATCGCGGTGAAGTCGCCAAGAAGACGTGTAATTTCCATCGTGTCGGAGACCATGCCGCATCTAAAAAGAGGGTGTATACGTGACTTTAGGACTTTTTTAGAAGATGACGGGCTGTGGGATGATAATAAATGGAACGCGACGGACTTTATATACTGCGTAAATAAAAGCGTTATCGAATTTTTTAGCGTGGATATGCCGAATAAGGTAACGGGCCCGGCACGCGATATACTGTTCATAAACGAGTGTATACACATCCAGTATGACGTGTATCGCGAATTAACATCCCGTACCCGCGAATGGGTTTTCCTCGACTATAACCCCTTGCATGACTTTTGGGTAGATACAAAGGTTTTGAATCGCCCAGATACGGTACTTATACACAGTACTTACAAAGACAATGACATGCTGACGGAGGCACAGGTTTCTGAGATCGAATACCAGGGAAGTATAGACGAGAACTATTACCGTGTTATGGTACTCGGTGAGACGGGTATATACGAGGGGGCGATCATAAGAAACTGGGATATCGTAGAAGGGCTGCCTCCTCGTGAAACGTGGAAAAAATATTGGATCGGAGTAGACTTCGGATGGTCCGCGCCTACGGCAATAATGTTGGTAGTTCTGGGCGAAGGCGGTGAGGTATGGGTAGACGAATTGGCGTACGCTACTAATCTGGATAACCCTGATATAGCGCGAGTGATTACTTCTGCGGGGTTTTCCCGCGTTGAAACGATTTGCGATAAGGCCGAACCAAAGAGTATTAAGGAGCTGAAAAATGCGGGTATTAACGCGGTACCGTCCGATAATAAGGATATAGAACTGGGTATTAAAGTGATGAACCGTTATAAAAAGCATTATACGAAAAGGTCCGTTAATAGCATAGACGAGAACCGGAAATATTGTTACACGAAAGACCCGGACGGAAACTATACCGGAAAACCAATAGATAAATTCAATCATGCGAAAGACGCTGAACGGTATGTGTTCCTAAACCGGCTCAGCAACATTTCAACCGGCTTTGACGTGACAGTCGGAACGACAAGGCGTAAATAATAAAAACTATGATAAGTAAGAACTTTAAGTATGCTGAGTTTTCAGCGAGTGCCACAGCTTCGGCACGCGGCATAAATAATGAGATACCGGAAAATGTAAAGCCTGCTGTACGGGCATTAGTGTTAAATCTGTTACAACCGTTGTGCGATCATACCGGATGGTCTGACCTAATAACGAGCGGATACAGGAGTAAGGAACTTAACCGCGCAGTGGGAGGGGTAGATACCTCACAGCATTGTAGGGGCGAGGCCGCAGACAATAAGTTTTATCGAAAGGTAAACGGGGTGACACGATATATCGTTCCCATTGAGGTGATACGTACTTTGTTGGCGTCTGGGTTGGACTTCGACCAGGCGATAGTATATCCGTCGTTCGTGCACCTCTCATATACCGTCGTGCGTCCTAACCGTCGCCAAGTTTTGTACAATAAAACATATAAAGGGGAAAGACTATGAAAAGAGTTATTTTGATATTCCTTATTCTATTATCTCTGTGCGGGTGTTCCCGAAAATATATTCCTGTAGAGACGAAAGTAACCATAAAAGAGACGGTACGGGATACTGTTGTTATCGTCAAAACAGAAAAAGAGTATGTGCGAGAGAATACGCAGGATACCATAAGTACAGTAGAAACAAAGTACGCAAAGTCTACGGCCGTATGGCATGGCAATAGTGGGATACTCGAGCATACAATAGAAAATAAAGAGAACGGTATACCCGTACGTATCCAGTACATAGATCACGAGGTAGAAGTAAAAGTACCTACTCCCTATCCTGTAGAAGTGGAAGTACCTGTAGATAGGCCTGTGCGTATGCCGTTAAGGTGGTACGAACGTATCTTACAGTATTTAGGTATAACCACCCTGGGCGGTGGCGTATTGTGGGCCGGGGCCCGTTTTAAAGGTAGATAGTTAAAAAGTATAAATAGTATATGAATATATACCGTTTTGTTTGGATGGTATATATTTATATACTATTTTTGTAGGGTAAACAAAGCGATATTTGACATGAAGTACAACGAGTTTCACAGACTGATAAAGCAGAAAGGCTGGTTATCAGTCAGGCAAACGGGTAGCCACGTTATTTACGAGAAAGACGGAATACGTTACCCCGTTCCTAATCACGGCTCAAAGGAGATACCGGAGCCGCTTAGGTTGAAAATTGCAAAGGAAATGGGGCTTTAAGCCCCTACCTTTCATTTCGTTTTTTTTCGCGTCGGTATCGCTTGTTTATTTTTACTAACTAATATTTTACTAAAATGGATACTTTAAAAGTTATTGTTTCGGGCGGCAAAGACCATTACGGGGCATGGGCCAAAGATGTGGAAGGTATTTACGGAGTCGGGGATACGTTAGACGAGGTAAAGGATGACGTAAAAAAGGCGATAGCTTTATATTTAGAATATAATGAGAACGCCCCTGACGTGTTAAAGAATAACCCTGAAATAGAATTAATTTTTGATGTGACAGGCTTGGTTAAGTATTACAGCCAGTTTATAACGCTTCCCGCTATGGAAAGTTTAACGGGGGTAAATCAAAAACAACTTTGGCAGTATGCAAACGGGTATAAAAGTCCGCGGAAAGAAACAGCGGATAAAATAGAAAAAGGGTTAAAACGTTTTGCGCGTCGTTTGGAGTATGAAGAAATAGCGGTATAAGTCGGGCAAATGTCGCTTTGATTACAACCTTTAGATTTTTTGTTCGGCGGCCTCCCGTATTATATGGGGGGCTTTTTTAGTATGAACTGGGCGGCCTCCTTTTGTCGCATCCGCGTACCTCACACTTTTGTAACTCACGTAAATCTACTTCAAATTTTAGCCGATTAATCTCTTTTATATGCTCCAACTCTCTTGCTTGTACTTCGCGTAACTCTTTATATATCGCGTCTACTTTAGCGTCGCGTTGTGCTAACCTTTGTTCGTAGCGGTCTATCTGTTTTTCGTGTACTGCCAGTTCGGTGTCTCTCGCGCTTGCGTTTTCCTTCCGTGCGTAGGCCCTGCCGTTTACCAACCATTTTACAAATTCCAATCCGCCTAACGCCCCTATTATCGTTGCAATAGCCGACCAATCCATATTATCTACGACGTTTGGGGATGAATATACCAGCGTCGAAAGGACTGACTACCGACCCTTCGCCGCCGTTCCATAACGGGCCACAGTCGCAACCCTTTCCAGGTTTCCATAGCGGGTAAGACTCCTTACAGCTACAGAGGTATTCTATCAAATCCCGCCCTAATTCTTCTGCGTCGTCTTTGATCCATCTTCGAAGCTGTGCAATATCATTTATCGTTACCGCATCGCTGTTTTCGCTGTTACGTAAGGTTATACCCTTGTTTACGATACTGGCCCAGTGAAACGGTAAGCCCTGATATACGGCATAGAACGACAATGCGGGAGCGATCTTAAGTATTAATGCCTGGTTTTCCGGGGTGATCTCTTCACCTGTTGCGTCTTTCTGACTCGCGGCTTTTATTTGGTCTTTCAGTTCATCGGTGAGAGACTTCCCTAATATACGCTCTATGTACATCTTTTGCGCGATGTTGATATATGGTACGAATTTTGTTATAATCGTATCCTCTTTTATCGGACCGTTCTCTCTGAACAGTTCCTCATTTATTAGTACTATTTCCATATCTTTTTTATTAAGCGGCGTTTCGGAACAACAAGCGTTTCAATAGCCTTATTAGGGCATTATCTTTTTTAGAAAGGGTGGCTACTTTTTCTTCTTCCACGATTTCAGCTTTTTCGAGGGTAGGTTCTGTCTCCTGTATTTTCGGAAGTACATCCAGATCGTCGATAAACAACGGAGCAGTACCGTTTATTGACGTGAAAATGTTTAGCTTATCCAATATTTTACGCCGCATCTTTTCAATTACGGTGTAGTTATAGAGTACATACGCGTCAATGATTTCGGCGGCGTTTCCGCTGAGATTCCCGGAACCGGATACGCCTGCTAATGTAGGGCTACTTAACCGATGTGCGCTTATGATCTTTTGAAATACGATACCCTCCACGTTATTGTATATATCCGCGTTCGCGCTTGCATTAAATGGGGTTATTACGGGTTTGATCTCATCGTTTTCGCCCCACATAATGACGATGGAGGAGGCGCCTTTTGCACCTGCGAACGCTTCTTCCATCTGCTTTTGAAACTCTGCTTTTTTCTCCTCTGACGGATTACTCGGCATGCTGATGACTACGGATGGCGTAAACCCGTTATCTATGCTGTTATTATAGAATTGGCCCAGCGTACCGTCAGCCTTAATGTATTCTATAGCCGGGTAATATCCGGGTATGCAGTAGAAGTTAAGCCCCGGGGTGTAATCCCAGTGGTAGAAGATATAGGCGATCCCTCTTTTGGCTTTATCTATGCTTCCGGGCCATACTGGAAGTTCTAACGGCTTGTTTTTTCCGCTTGTCTTCGTCCAGTCTTTCGATATTCGGAATGTTACGGGTTTTCCTGTTTCGGTTATCTCTCCGATACGTACCTGGCTAAAATCCTGATGGAACAGTGATACGGTTGTACTTTTTTTGTTTACTATTATTTGCAGGTAAAAACCTCCGAATGTCTTATAATCCTTTGCTACTTTTTCTATCACGTCGTCCCAGGTTTCACCCGGGTTAGGAACACCTACGTATTTGTCCGCATTAGCTTCCGTATCCCTTACCCCCTTGCCGCAAATGTATGTTACCGTACTTTCTATTATCGAAGCGTTTACAGGGCTTTTACTATTGTAATTTATTACTTCTTGCGGGAATAGGTTTTTACTTCCGAATGCTACCCACCGGTTAGACTTGTTAAGCGATAGTGTAGGATACGCTGGGCTTTCGTCTGCCGCGCTGAGATTTATTACCGTACATTTTAATGTTTCTTTTTCCATCGATAGTCTTTTTTCCTAAAGACAATTCGGGGGCTTTTTGTCTTTAGTGTATGGTTACGATAAAATATAATGGGGTTACGGTATCTGTCCCTGAAAATTGGGATGATATCACGTTGGGATTGTACGAGACATTCAGTACAGATATCCCAGAAACGACGCGGGAACGTGTTGCATGGGTTGCACGTATCTGTATGGTTGACGCTGAATTATTATTAAGCTGGCCCGCGGAAATATTTAATACGATAGTGGACTGTATGGGTTTTCTTTTTACGGATAATCCTGCCGCGCCCGATCCTACATTAGAAATAGACGGAGTTACTTATGTCGTGCCTGTAGAGGATAAATTAAGTTTAGGTGCGTGGATAGATGCGGAAGAGGTACAAAAGAAAGGGGAGAATGTGATCTCTAACATACTGGCTATAGTATGCCGCCCTGTAGGAGAAGAGTATAACTACGAGAATAACGAAAAGCGGGCGGCTATGTTTGCCGCACTCCCTGTAAGTAAGGTTTTAGGCGTGCTGGCTTTTTTTTTACACTACAGCAACGTGTTACATCGACGTACTCAGTCCTATATAAACCTGGTAGAGTTAGTAGACCGGTTGCCGCGGAATATACTTCTTTCGCGCGTTCGTGGGGGTGGTATAAAATTATCGCTGATCTGGCCGGCGATCAAATACTACGCTTTGACGATATCACTTCGCTACCACTTACGACGGCGTTCAACTTCCTTTTATACAAAGGGGATAAGGAAAGAGCGGAAGAAGCGCAAAGAAAATTAGACAGGTTCATTTCAAAAAATTCTAAGAATGCAGATAGTTAATTTCTTTTATGAGTTAGCCCGGCAGCATAAACAGATTAAAGGGTTTATGTATGGAAAGAACTACGAGAAAGGCGCGGCAAACGAGGCACACCCGTTAATGTGGCTTGACGATCCCGTATACGGTCAGTCGGTAAATCAGACCCTCCGTTATACCGTCAATGTGGATATACTCGGTATTCCGAATACGGATAAGGAGGTAGTAGACGTACAAACAGGGGCGTTCAACGTGGGGCTGTCAATCGCGGAAAAGATCAAGCAGACCCGAGGACAAACCGGGTACAGTATAGACGATTTTAGCTTTTTATCTCTGCGGGATTACTATGATAATAACGCTGCCGGTTTTCGCTTCACTTACACGATCGTGCAGGCAAACCCGGTTGACAGATGTGCTGATGATTTCGACCCGGACAAAGTTTTTCCAGAGAGAGAGGCGTTACCCTGTTTTGAAGTGGATAACCCAGACGGGTGCGCCATATTTAACGATAAGACGGGGCTCCCCAATTTTAAAATAAAGGTATGAGCAGGGAGGGGGTACAGCTGGCGATTAATAAGATAGCCGACGATTTGTTAGCCCTGGCAGCAGCTATCTTAGAAGATGATACGATAAGTACTAACGATAAAGTGGGTAGAAACACATTACGTGATAGCGCGTTGAAAGGCGATCTGGAAACAACGGTAAATGCGGTAGCCGGTAACGATCCTGTAATAAAGGCGCTGTTTAATCACTACGTCATATATCTGGAATGGACGCGGCCCCCGAAGTACAAAAAGAAGCCTCCTATAAGCGTTCTTAAAGACTGGGCGGCTAAAAACGGCATACCGACCGACGTTGATACCTTGTACCGGATATCGTACGCAATATGGCGGGACGGACATAAGGGGCGCCCTATCTTCGCTACGATCGACAAGGAGTTAGACGGTTTGTTTATGGGAAACTGGGCAGACAAACTGTTTAACTCAATAGTGGATGATTTAGATAACTTCTTTAATAATTAGATATATGGGATACGTTTCTAAAGATATAGCGGTAATAACCGAACCCAAAAAAATATCGCTTACCGGCTCGCCTAATTTTGTGATATTTGAAAGTAAGCCAGTCACAAAACGTTATTTGTGGATAGAGATAGGGGTAAAAGTCATTCCTTCGATGGACCTGCCTTCGGTATCCGTATTACAAATATCTGACTCTTACGGTAACACACGTGTTTTTAAAGGTACTACTACCGCGGAAGAAGCAGGTGGATACGTCTTTTTTGTTTCGGACGATACCTCTGATACGGCAGAGAATCTAAGGCAGGCTATGATGTCCGATGATTGGCTTAGAACGAATTTTGAAATAGTTATTCCTTTCGTGTCTTCTGTTGACGGTGTTACTAATGGGAGCCGCATAACCATACGGAGTAAGGACGCCGGAAAAGAGTATAATATGACAATATCCGGAAACAGTACGGGTTATACTATCGACCGTATAATCCCGGATTCATATAGTAACGATAGTATCAGTGGAGATAATGCTACAGCGGAGATCGAGTTAGATATATACGACAGTCCTCCCGATTTATTCGGGGTGGAAACGCCTCCGACCAATGCAACGTCGATGGGGGAGTACATAACAAGTTTGAGTAAAACCTATTCGGGTACCCCTTTATGGTTTGAACTAAATTCCCTCTTTTCTCAATATGCCGAACGTTCTACCTTTCCGGAGTCTCCCGGTTGGTTTGGTACGCGAACCCATCATAAATACCGTTTCCTGGCAAAAGTAAAGGGAAACAATTCTTTTTATTTCTACTGCTCGAGCGTCTTGTATGTGATTAACGGTTACGGTCCAGTCTTTGAGGAATTAGACCTTACTCCATATGTGTACAACGGGGACGTCGTTAAGCTGTTAACTAATAAGCCATTGACGAAATATGTTAGAGGGCAAAGGGAGTTTTTAAACTTTGTGTGCTACTCTAAATTCATTGGTATACGGTTCCGCATTGCATATCAGGTATACAGTACCGGCCATTTATACCTCGGTACCGTATACGGTCAGGAAAGTATAGATAATACGTTGGTTCGGACATGTCGGTTAGACATAGACACTGCTTTGGACCTGTATCCTAATGCGGGGATTGTAAAGGTAGCACTTGCAAAAGGAGACTCTTTAATTTCCGATTTTTTGGAATACGAGATTATACCGGAGTGCTTACACAGGCTCGCCCAATTTTCTTTCGTCAATCGTTTAGGGGGATGGGATAACGTGAATTTTGATGCGCCCGTTCAGGATGAGCTTCGAAATGAGGTAGAAACCTACGATAAGACCTTAACACCATACATGAAAAAAGGAGACAGTTTAGAAACTGTATATAACGCTAACTTAGCGAATACCTTTACAGTAGAGGGGGCACCGATTAGTGATGAGGTGGCGGAGTGGCTTAAAGAGATGGCCGCGTCTACGGTCGTCGTTGACAATGACGGTAACTATATCATTGTGGAAGAATTCACACTATCGAAAACCGCCGATAATTTTAATATGCAAAGACCAACTATTAAATACCATTTGACCGAATGATAGTAATAGAATTATATATAAATGGAAAACTCTGTGATTTGCCGGGTACTTTTAATATCCGTATAAATCGTCAGTTTATAAATCCGCAGCAGCTCACTTTGAAAGACGCCCAATACAGTTATAGTATTACTTTACCCCCCACTTTCAATAATAATTCGATACTCGGTTTCATTGGAGTAGAGGAGGTCGTTAATAAATTTAATAGGCGGTATAACGCTGAGTTATCGGTTAATGGGGCACGTATTTTCAAAGGGTATTTCAGACTTTCAGAAATAGGGTCTACCGGGTACAAAGGAAACTTATATACACCTAATTCTAAAACTTCAAAAGATATATTCCCCTCTGAAAAATGGGAGGATATGACGGGCTATTATATAGATTTCGGGCTTTTCAGCGAGTCGGTAACCGCAGCGAATACTGAAGCGTTAGAAGGGGCACAGCCTGCTATATTCCCTTATGTATTATACGGTTTACTTCCGAAAGTCGATCGTGACGGATACGGAGAGCGCGACGAATGGGACAGTCGGGTATCATTGTCCTGGGATGATGTGCCTCCCTCGTTAAATGTTTCACTCCTTTTAAAAAAGGTCTTTGAAATAAAGGGGATGCTATTGACCGGGGATTATCAAACGGACAAGTATTTAAACGATATATATGTAAGCTATAAGAATGACCCGACTTATGAATTACCGTGGAATTATCGTAACAGCTCAATTATTGTAGCCGGAAAATGGTTTAGTGTCGATACGACAGGCGGAGAATATCGCAATTTTGAAAAGAATTTATTGTACACTGATAACAAAGAGTCGGTCTCTGCGATGGTAACCGGGGGAACGAATAATGAGATAACTCAGGTAATAGATAACGTTGGTGTCGTTGACGATGGGGCGATAACTGTCCCCGTGTCCGGGTACTATAAAGTGCGATTGTCGTATGACTTACAACTTCATACGGGAGGGCAAATGCGGGGACAAGTAGACACAGATACGGGCGTATGCCATGTAACTACCGGGTCACTTCAAAGGCGTGTCTTTGAAGTGCGATTGATGCGGGGGATTAATAGCCTTAACGATTTGTCTGACCTTGCCTTAGATAGTACCTTATATCGGAACAACCTTCCACAAGAACCCAATTCACAGAAAAGGTACTACCCTGTTAACGGAACGTCTCTAATTGTTGATGAGATACAGGACCAACAGTTAGTTTTCGGCGTGACTACCGGAAGCGGGGAACAAGATAGCGTATATCGTAATCCTACTTATAGTGGTATACAAAGCGCGGTACTTTTGAAAAGTCCTTTCTTAAGTTGGTCAGAGGATGGAATACTGGAAGCCGATAAACGGGCGTTCTCCCTTTTCCCTAACGAGGGGTATTACCTGGTGGAAAATGGAATAACAGAAAGTTCGGATAAGTTTAAGATAGAGGTTGTCAATGGCCCAGGAAATTTTTCCCCATCTTTATCTGATACTGACGCGTCGGGAACTGTGGAGGTTATCGCCTGGCTGGATAAGGGAGAAAGGCTGTCTCTTATATCTGTAGTTGAATGCCATGATACGATAATCGGAAGTGAGTCAGTTCCTGCGGTATCATCTCACCGATACAATTATAGGATAGAGCTGATCCCGTATCGTTCCGATAGAGGGTGGATACCGGCCTCTAATCTGGAAAACGGGACGTTACCGATATTAAATTGGGAGGACACCCCGACTTTTGAAAGTGATCGCATTGACTTGTTTAAGTTTATGCCGCAAAATGAGAAGGTATCGGACTTCATAGATAACCTGTGTACGACATTTAATCTCCGCATAGTGGACGCCGGAGGTAATACTTTCTTTTTGGAGAAGGGCGTCCCTAATATTTGGAACCAGTATGTAGATTTGGACGGAATAGGGGCGGTGGCAAAGAGAAGTAATTCGGCATTGAATCTACCATCTCAATTTATCCTATCGTTTACAGTAAACGAAGACGAAGAGGGGTATTACGTTAATGGAAATAAGGGCGTTTCCGGCTCTATTACTACTGGCGCAATCGAGGGAAACCCTACAGAACAAAGGAGCCCGTTTTCATATAACTGGTTTAAGAAAATTAAAAAAGATAAGGCCTTTTTCGATTTACCCGTGATATCTAAACACGAGGTTTGGACGGAAGACAGGGCGTATAAAGACGCAATGGAAAAATATACCGATTTGGCACAAAGATTCTGGTTTTATGGTGGTGTATTTAGTGCAGATATAAACGGAAATAGCGTATTTCTTGCTAAAGTAACTAATACTAAAGGGCTGATATTAAGTTATGAGAACAAGAAATTTACTATTCTGGATTTATATTTTGCCACCCTTGTAAACGCGGATTCTCACTATACTGAGATAGAATGTTACTTAAGTCCTGTTCACTACGAAATGCTGAAAAATTATAAAAAGGCGCTATTTAATCACGATATATATTATGTAGCGGAGCTATCTGGATATGACCCCACGGGACGTAATAAAACAAAGGTCAAATTGATAAAAAAAATTTAGATATGGCTGGAAAGAAAGAATATACTCTAATCATTAATGGGGTAGAAAAAAATATTAAGGATGTAACCACGTTAAATGACCTGTTAAAGAATCTGGATACGACTGTAAAGGGCGTGTCGGGAAGTGCGGGGGCCGCCCTGTCAGTCAGTAAAGGGCGTGCGAAAGCCCTGACGGAAGAGGAAAAGGCGGCTAAGAAGTTAGCAGATACCGAGCGTAAAATACAGGCCGTACGAGACGGGGCAACCGATGCGCAGATAAGGGCTAACCAGGAGTTGAGAGAAGCTACTCGGGAACAATCGCGGAAAATACAGGCCGACCAACTGGCGGAAGATAGTATAAAGCGGATGGGGATGCAGTTAACCGATCTGCGTAACGAATATGAGAGCCTGAGTAAAGCGCAAAGGGACGATGTGACCGTAGGTGGGGAATTACTACAGCGTATACAGGAGTTAGACGCAGAATATAAGTCCCTGAGAGAAAGTACGGGAAACTTTCGCGACAGTGTAGGAAATTATGAAAAGGCGTTAAACGGGTTGGGCAAACTGTCTGATGGCGTAGACGGCATTACAAAGTCTACTATGGGATTGGCTCAAACCCTTTTATTATCCAATACGTTGATGGGGCTATTCGGTAAAGAAAATGAAGAAAGCGCGGAACAGGCTGAAAGGCTTAATAAAATACTTGCTCTTCTTTCCATCGCCGAACAGGTTAACACGAACCTTATACGGGAGAGTATCGTGCAAAATAAACTTGCGGCTGTTACGGATTCTATACGGGCCGTTCAGTTAAAGGCAAAAACGGCCGCCGAGGTTGCAAGTACAAAAGGTACGATCGCTGCGACGGTAGCGCAGAAAGCCTTTAATTTGGTTGCTTCCGCTAATCCGTACGTAATACTTTCATTAGGATTGGCCGCGGTTACCACGGGATTATATGCTTTCGTTTCTGGAAACACTAAGGCGAGAAAAGAACAGAGTAAACTAAATGGCGAATTGTCAACTACTGTTAGACTACTTAACCAATTAGACCGTGATATGGAATTGGCTGCGGCCATAGCGGAAGCAGAGGGAAAAAGCGAGGAAGAGATTATATTAATAAGACGAAGATCGGCCCGAGAAAGAAGAGAGCAGGCAGAAAGGTTGTATGATGACATAATAAAAAATGGTAACGCCACTAAAGAGCAAATATCGGAAGCTGAAAAATTAATGAACGAGGCGTACGAAAGGGAACGAGCCTTAAACGATCAGGCTACTGTATTAGAAGTAAAGAACAGAAAAGAAAGGGCCGATAAGGCCAAAGAAGCGATAAAAACAGAACTCGACGAACTAAGAGCGGCCGAAGACGCTCGGCTGGATTTAATGCAAGACAGTGTTAAGAAAATAGAGGTTACATACGACCGTCAAATCGAAGACTTGCGTAAACGTCTCAGCACAGAGACAGACCTTACTAAAAAAGCTCGCGAAGCGATTAACGACCAGATCGTCAGTTTGGAAAAGCAGAAGAATAAGGAATTACAGGATTTGCAAGACGAACAAACGGCAAAGACGTTAGAATTAGAAAGGCAGGTAGAGGACAGCCGGATAGCTTTGATACAGGATGAAACAGAACGTCGCCGAACCGAAATTAACTTGCAATACGATCGTGAAGTTGAGGACCTGAAAAAGCGTTTGGAAAAGGAAAAGGATTTAACGGAAGAACAACAGAAAGCAATAAATGAGCTTATTCTCAATGCGCAGGACGCACGCGCGAATGAACTGTTAAAGCTGACTTCCGATGAACTCGCGGTACGTGCCGATCTCGAATTGTCTGCTATAGACGATATGTACGCACAGATAGAGAAAAAACAAAAGATTGTACGAGATAAGGACGATATAGGACTTATCGACGTGGACGCCACTAAGAACAATCTAAGAGAGATAAATTCGTCGTTAGATGAGTACATAAAACATCTCACAGCTTACCAGGCGTCTTTAACCGAATCGCATAAAATCTCATTGACCGGCCTACAAAAAGGGTCTGTCGAATATGAGAGGGAGGTTCAGAGTTATGCCCGTGCAATGGAAAACGTATCTGACCGTATCAAGACTGCGCTCAAATCCCAATCGGACAACACTAAGCAGGCTACGGAAGTACAAGCCGATTATTACAAAGAACTGTTAGAAAAGATAGGGAAGTATGCAGAGGAGGTTTCTCAGGCAGTTAGCGCAGTTACCGACACTCTTAACGCTAATTTGCAACTACAGTTAGACGGACTTAATGAACAACTGGATATCATAAGTGAAAAATACGAACAAACGCAAGAACAACGGGAAAAAGCCGCGCAAAAAGTGGAAGAATTAGAAGAACGCCTAAGAAACGCCACCGGGAGTACGGCCGCGGCATTGCGTGAACAACTTAACGACGAGGTACGTGCACGGGAAAAGGCGGCGAGGGAAGAAGAAAAGTTAGCAAAGGAGAAAGAAAAACGAGAAGCGGAAATTGCCGAGAAGGAGAAGAAAATGCGACGTAACGATCTTATTTCCAACATAGCGCGGGGGATCGCGGATACCGCTTCGGCCGTTATAGGCGCATTGGGTAATAAACCGTGGGGGATATGGAATATAGCCCTCGCCAGTCTTGTTGGTACTATGGGAGCTGCACAGGTAGGTATTATGTCGGAACAACTATCCAAACTGGAAAAAGGGGGTGAGATCAACGGGCCCAGCCATGCAAACGGCGGTGTTCCTATATTGATAAGCGGTGTTCCTACCTATGAGGCCCAGGGGGGCGAGTTTATGATAAACGATAAAAGTTATCGCGCCAATAAGTCATTGGTAAATTTCATAAATGACAATCCTCGCCCCTTGTTGTTCTCCGATCTCATAGGAGTGTTACCGGGTAATACAGTTCCGTCGGTGGTTTCTGATGCGCCCCTGTCACAAGAATACCGAATAATAGACGCGATCGAAAATATGGAGATAAAACCGGTTGTGTCTGTAACCGATATAATTGATGCGACGGACGAGGTAGTAACCGTTCGTGATTTAGCAGGGTTTTAAGACGAATTTATCGCAAATTGTCTTTATTGCATGAAACCTAAGATACCAGTATACGAGTGTAAAATAATGGGTACGGACAACACAGGGATATTCGCCATATCGTTTGTCGACATACCCGCCAATGAGTGCAATTTTGTAGCTCTTCACAAGCAACGCCCCGTAAAACTCGCTTTAGACCGGCAAAAGCAGATTTTAACGGGCGTTGTCCTCATACCCGATCAGTTAATATACCGATACGATGATGCGTTAGGGGAGTATTATATAAAATTCACTGCGCAGGATATCGAAAAGATAGCCCAAAAAATGATGAAAACCGGTTTAGCTTTAAGTACTACTACTCACCAGCATGAAAAACCGCTAAAGGGCAATTATCTAACGGAGATATGGCTTGTTTCCGACTCAAAAAAAGACAAAGCGGCGGCATTGGGATTGGGTGAACTCCCGCCGGGTACGCTCGTAGCTTCTTATAAGATCGAAGACTCTGCATATTGGCGTACAGAGGTCTTATCTGGTAACGTTAAAGGCTTCTCATTAGAGGGAATATTTAATTTTAATAGCGTAAAAATGAAAAAAGAGACAAAAACGGCCGCCCAGCTTGCAAAAGAGCAGGCCGCGGCAAAGAAAAAGCCGAAGGGTAAGTTAGCTGCCGCGCTCGCGGCTATGTTTGGCGTACTAATGGAAGGTGAAACCGAAGCTGCCGCCGAAGATTTAGTGGACGAAGCCGCTAAAGATGAGGTAGACGCGGGCGATCCTTACCTCGTCTATGAATTGGCCGACGGTGGCGAGGTCTGGGTAGATGCCGACGGATTCGCGACAATGGACGGTGAGCAGATGCCCGCCGGAGAACATGCGCTATCCGACGGTAATTTCCTTATTATCGATGATAGCGGCCTGATGGTAGCTACGCAGCCGGAGGCCGACGGCGTAGAACCTGACGTAGCGGCCACAGAACTTGCGAAAAAAATAAAAATGGCTAAGGCTCGAGCAAAACAATACCTATCAAAAGTCGGGGGGAAAGAAGCGCAAATCGCACGCCTTAAGGCGCAAATCGCAGAATTGGAAAAACAGCCGAGTACAACGCCTGCGGAGGCCCCCGTAGATGGTGGTGGTAAAAAGCCCGAAGAGATGACGTACACCGAGAAGATGGCCGCCGTTATCCGTAGCCGGAATGAGAGAAGGAAAAAGAAATAATAACCGAAAAAAAGTGTATTTAAATGGCAAACATGTATAATATTAACGGCCTTAGTTACAACGCACAGGAGAATCCCGAATGGTTCACCCGTGCAATGTTCGGTGGCCGCCTGGTACAGGGCGGATATATTCGCGTGCTGACCGGCATTAAAGGGGACGAGCTTCTGAGTATGATCGATCTCGATAATAAAATTTTGCAGATCGACGGTAAAGACTGCGCCTGGACGCCGAACCAGATTATTAAACTGTCTGACAAGAAGGCTAAAGTAAAGACCTATAAAATCAATCTCGAGCAGTGCATCGACGAATTGGAAAATAAGCGTACTCTTTACATGCTATCCCCGGGGGCAAAGAATGAAAGTCTGCCGCCAGAACTGGAAGAGGCTACCTTACAACTTATCGCGATCGGTCTTAGCAACGAAATCGAGGAAATGATAATCGGAGGGGATGAAAGTGTAGACCCGAACCAGTTTAACGGTATGGAGAAAACGCTTTTGGATTCTACTCAGGCAGCTAAACTGGTCGGCGCTGTTATCACGAAAGCGAATGTGTTGCAAACTTTTGAAGACGTATATAACGCCGTATCGGAAGACGTGTTACAAAGTGAAGACGCTGGTACCCTCTATATTTTCGGATCGTATAGCACCCGACGTATCTTACGTGCTGCGCTCGCTGACAAAAATAATCAAGTGTTGGCGGAAGCCTGGACGGTGGACGATACCGACAAACGCAATCCGCGTATATACTATTTGGGAGTAGAGTTTGTACCGGTCAAAGGTATCGGGAAGAATACCCTTATCTGTATCGATGGTACTAACGCCTTCCTGTTAACGGACCTTCTTAGCGATCTGGACGAGATCGAAATGGGCCAATTCCCGAAACCTAACGATAGTAAGGTGTGGATTAAGGGGCGTATGCGTTTAGGCTTTGTGATACCGTTTGAGGACGAGGCTGTTATCTGGTCTGACAAGGTTAAGACCGCACAGGAGGCGGGACCCGGTAATAACGATTTGGCGATAACTCCTAACTCGCTTGTGTTCTCAGCGGCGGGAGAAGCAAAGACATTCACGGTAGTAACTAAAAAAGGTGTGACTCCCGAAGTTAATACTGTAGTAGATGGCTTTACCGTAAAAGCTGGTGAAACATCAGAAGCCAACGGCGTTAACGTAACTACCGTAACTGTGACTGCTGCCGACAATTCAAGTGGAATTAATCCACGCGTAGGGCAAGTACGTGTCAATCTCCCGGACAGTGATCGGGGCGCGGTAGTAACCCTTAACCAACGTACGGAGGATATAGACACCGTTTTCCCTTAAGGCCCTGGGTACTTGAAACCGGGCGTTGGAATGAACGGGGCGCTTGGTACGCCTGGGGCATTTGGAAATCCGTAAAAAATAGAAATAAAAAGTATAAAGATGGGAAACTGTAAATTGACAAAAGGGTTGGGCGGAAAGAAATGCGAGTACGTATTATCCGGCGTACGGGAAACTTTCTTAGCCAATTACTATCCCCCGGCAAACGGGGATGCGGTGGTAGACGGTGCGATCGCTTATAAATTCGGTACCGACGGAGATATAGAAGGGATTTTTTTGCCGGAAGGTGAAAGTTTCTTTCCTATAAAGGGGGCGGACAATACAACCTCTTACGCTGACGCCTTGTTAGTCGGTGGGAATGGAGGGAAATACCGTCAACACACACTTAATACCGTAATTGAACAGGATGATGTAGATATTATTAATGAGGGGGACGCGTTGAGTTTAGGACGGTTTATCGCTGTTGTCGTTACCGTTAACGGGTCCATTAAAGTACTCGGGCGTACTGGTGGTCTAAGCGCCCCGGCAGGTGGATTTGATTACGCAAGCGGCGCAGCCGAAGCGGACGCTACCGGATGGACTACGATATTACAGGGCGCATCTACCGAGATCGCTCCCTTTGTAAAAGATCGAAGCGTCATTACCCCGATTTATAAGGAGACTATTACGGAGTAAGTAACTTGTGACAATTAAAAAAGGGCGGTAGATGATATCGCCCTTTTTTGTCTTTATGATATGAAATGTAGAATACATAATATGAAACCGCCGTGCAGCTACAGCCCGGACGGAATTACCGATGTTCGTGTACTGGACTTCGAAGACTTTAGAGGTTTCAGATTTGAAGGGGACGGACTTTACTCCAATTGCCTTGTATCCGATATTCTAAGGGCGGGGGATTTTGTAAAGGTGGCGTCTTCTGAAAATACAAAATATAATTCAACTTTAGAAAATAGTATCTATACTCATACTGTCGAGACATTTATCCCGGATATATCCGCCGATTTATTATCCGATCTCCATTTGTCTACGAAAAGGAGGTATATCGTTCAATTCCGCGGTACGAGCGGACGTTATTTCGTATTTGGTAAAGAGGCTGGTGCGGGTGTTACATACGCCTGCCAAACCTCCGACGGATTCGGGGCCTTAGTAACCTTTAGCGCTTTGTCTTGCTATCCTCTTTTTGAGACTTCTTTTAAAACGGGAAATTATATACGTATCGTACCTACGCGAATGATTATAGAAAAGCCCGTTGATAATTTATCTTTTATATTGGAAAGTTCGAACCCCTGGAAACTGATAAGTGGCGTTCCACAGTTTGTAACACTGGATCAGATAGAGGGAAACGCTGGCGATTTTCTAATAACGGCTACCGGTATAAAATTAGGTGGGGAATATATTACTTTCCAAAATGAGGTTACCATGCAAACCGCGACCGTATATATAGCAAATATTGACGGAAGACCGTGGATATTGGAGGACGGGACGTGGAACGAATTGGGATTCTGGTACAATACTGGTTTATGGAATTATAAAAAATAAAAATAATATGGATGCACTAAAAAAAATTACTGAGGGAATGACCGGACAGGAGTCTGCGCAAATTATCTATCAAAATGATGTGAACTCTTTAACGGACTATATCGTGTCATATCTGCACCCGACGGAGGGCGAGAACGGTACTAATGTATATACTTTGAATACGGCGGTAGCTAAAATACCGCAAGACATAAGAAAAGAGGGAATGACGTGTACATTCTTATCAGAAGAAGGTTGGCGCTCATATAAATATATAGGGGCCACTATCGATGGCGAGGACTGGAATGTAACAGATAATTGGATAGCGGTTGTTACAGAAAAAGAGTTATCCAATATAAATGAAGAGGTAGAAAATCTACAAAGGGACATGGATAATGCGTTTACTCAGAACGGCTTTATCTGGACGTTTGCAGGTACTAAGGTAGCGATTGTTTTCAAAGACAATGGAAACACCTCTATTGCATTCCCTGAGCAAACAGTCATATCATACGGTAATACCTCTGTTATCTGCGATATGGGTATAAGTATGATAGAAGTTCCCGCAGCTACTAAAAATCTGTACCTCGTATTCAATATTAGCAAAGGGAAAGTGGAGGTTGTCACGGCGCAGAACCAGATGAACGGAACTGTATTACTCGGGTGGATCAGTAACGAAGTAAAGACCGCATTCCTTAAATGCAGCGAGTACACGGTTAATGGTAAATCTATGAATCCGGCTAATTATCTTCTTGCGTCTGACATCGTAGACGGATTAATATCTACTTCTGTGGATAAACCTTTGTCCGCGAATATGGGTAGGATTCTATCTACTCAGAATGGTATGATGGAGGTAATATCCACTAACAAAAGCGTTAACGTAGATTTTAGCGATACTGATATATCCGTCACTATATCTTTACCGCCCGGCCTCTATTTATCATATGGAAATACAAGAATCACAGACTCAGCCACAACTAACGGTCAGGTAATAGCTGATCCAATGACAGCAGGCAAATTAAGATATTTAGTCTATGATTTAAACGAAACCCAATATAAATTAACTGATTCCATGAATCAAATGACTAATTCAGTATTGGTAGGATGGATTAATCAGTATTTTAAAGAAGCAATTTTAAGATGTAACAACTATTTTGTAAATGGCGTTTCTCGATCTTTCAGAAACTATATTCCAAAATCCAATATCGCCCATGATTTAATTACTTCCGACGTAAATAAAGTTTTAGGCGCGGATCAGGCTGCTATTTTAGCGACTCAAAATGGTTGGCTTTTCCCACGTAACAAAGGGGGGATACGTTTTGAAAATATTGGTACGACTGGTATGTCCTTGACAATAAATGGTAGATACTCCGTTTCTTGGGGGAATACTGTTGTAAGCAATGATGATGATACCTCTCAAAAGGTTATTTCCGCCTCAGATGTTTATAGTACTATGTATCTCATATATCACATAGATAATGATACTTTTACATGGGAAAAGGCAGCGAATCAGATGAGGGGGAATGTCCTGTTAGGATGGTATAACTATGTAACTGATAAGGTGTACTTGAATTGCGATGAATATACAATAAACGGTATGCCAGCATCAAATTATGATCTTGCAGAAATCGCTTATAACAACATTCCTACTACAGTAATTCAGCTAAAGAAGTACGCTGACGGTGGACACCTTAACATCAACATGACTTCTTCGATTGATACGGAAGTAAAAATAACAGGAGGGCGTGTTTCTTTTGATCCTACGGATTTTAGAGAAAGCTCAGTAAATATAAGAAAAGGAATAGCAACAAATTTGTATTTTAGATGTGTCGAGCCATATGCTGTAATAGAAGCAAAAGGAGTATATGCTCTATCTTCCGATTCTCAGTTCTCAAATTCCTATGTCTCTCAAAATATAAGAGACTTTGGGAAAGGAGTAACTCAACTTATTTTTCAGTATAACAATAATATATCTGGTAATATCTATGATATACCGAGAGATGTTAATTATCTTGCTATTGGGAATGCGAGTATTTCGGAAAATACATTAAAAGGAATTTTTTCTGATTTGCCTCGATTAATGACATATCTCCGAATAACATCCAGCAAGGCTGAGATTAGTGGTGATGTTGCCGATTTGCCACGAAAATTAACCTTTCTGTATCTTAATACCAGCTCCGCAAACAATATAGCTGGTAATGTAGTAGATTTACCTCGCAGTTTGGAACACATTCAGGTATACGGCTTAACGGACAAATTTACGGGAAATGTAGTAGATTTACCTCGTGCATTGACTATTTTAAGTCTTTCTGGTGTAAATTATATCATATCGGGGGCTGTGACAGATTTACCACCTAACTTGACTATTGTGAGTATTTTGGGAGCATCGGTTGTATCGGGTAATATATCTGAATTACCCCGAAAAATAACAACTTTATTATTCTTAGGAAATTGTAATATTGCAGGTTCTTTGGCTGATTTACCTACAAGTTCTACTGAAATTTCAATACAATCAACGGATACAGCTAACCCAATAGTAGGAGATATTAGTAATGTACCAAACAAGAATGTTATACTTTTTAGGTTGCGTCAAAATTTCAATATTACATTCAACGGTGAATTCCCTCTGTCGGATCAATTATATTTTTTCGAGTTACGACCTTCCGAAACGTTCCCTATTGACTCTGCAACGGTTGATAATATACTTATAAAGTTAGCCTCTATTGCAGGTGAAAGAACAGGAACGAGAACGTTAAATTTGGTTGGCTCATGTGCAGCACCTACAGAAGCGTCACAAGCTGCAATCGCATCACTGCAACAAAAAGGTTTCACAGTACAAACTAATTAA